ACCTGCATCAGCTGGTAGAAAATCTCCCCGGCTCCTTTGTCGTTGAGCCACTCGATGTAATCCAGGTACCACTGGTGCGGCATGGGGTCAACTAAAACCTCATGCACGAAGTTGCGCCGATCATTATCACCCAGGAACAAGGCATCTGGCTGGTTGGAGGTGAACAGATAGTTCAGGCAATCCGGGATGGTATAGCTGGGCACGTACTTGACATTGACACGCATCTCCGTTTGGGTAATCATCTTCTTCAAGAGGTCAGCCTCCTGCCGCTTGTTCGTGCCTGTGATATCATCGGCCAGCACAAACTGCTTACCCTCCGCCCACTCATTGAACCCGCCATACAGGTCCGCCTGCTTTATCTCGGTATAGTTCTTCCCATAAATCTTCTGCATTGTGACGCCCACTAAACTTTTCCCCGTACCCTCTTTCAGCCCATGAATCAGCACGCTGGTGAACAGTTTCAGCCCTGGCCGCTGCAATGGGGCAGCCAGCCACTTGATGAACCAGGCCTTGGCCTCGGGCTCGGCTCCTGTGAACAGGTGATCGATCAGCTTGAAAAACATTGTGGCCTTCCCCTCTCGCGGCTCACAACCCCAGCCAGGCCAGATGTTAAACAAGCGGGCGTCAGCCTCCAGCACATAGCGCTCGGCGCCTGGGGCATAAGTAATCCGCGCCACCTCATTCCGGAGGGGCCAAGCCAACCACGCGGTTGAGGCGCTCATCTGCTTATAGATGACCTCCCCATCCTTGTTCAGCGTGACGTGCTGGTACTCCTGCGTGGATTCCAGATGCCCGGTGAATGCAGCAGGACTGGTCTTGGCAAACGTGGACTGGTTGATGATCAACCCTGGGTCCTGCACATAAATGTACTTCTTGGACAGGTCAAACAGCATCTGGCAGTGCCCTAGCTGGGGCGCAACCTTCATCAAGGTTGTGAACTGAGAATCCCCATCGCCATCCGCATGCACAAAGAAATCATCGAGCCCCACCTTTTTCAGGCCAGGAATAGTTGGCAGACTGATGACATGCACGAACGCGCCCCGCCGCCCTAAGGCCTCCGCTAGTTCTTGCAAGGCTGCGCAGACCTGGGGATTCTCATGATAGTCGGAGTCGAAGCAGATGAACACTTTCCGACGAGTCCAGCGGATAATCTCTAACGTGGGCAGAAATTCAATGCCCTTGCGCTTGGCCTTCCAGGACGTGACACCTCCAAGACCGATGGTGGGGAACCCCTCCTTGCAGGCCTTGGCCGCTTTCAGCTCGCCTTCCGTGATGATCAGGTCTTCGCTGTATCGCTCCAAGAGCTGAGGCCAACCTTCAAAGTTCGATGGGTAGTAGACAACGGGGATAGTCCCGGCTGGCTGCTCGTACCGCAGTGATTTCTCGGCCTGGGCCTCGAACCCAGTGCCTACCTCCAGGTACCGCAGCCGGAAGTACGGCTCTGCGCCCGGCAGGTCAGGGCACGGCTTCCCGGTGGGATCGAGATAGTTAATCTTAAGTGAACACAGCTTCTTGAACTGGGGACTTAGGGCCTGGGTCTGAGGGGCAGTGAGACACTGCATGGACAGCTTCTGGGCGTCCTCAAGGGTAAGGCCGGAGGAGGCTAGTTTTTCAGTGAACAACTGTGATGCGTGCTGGTCGACACTGGGTGACCAAGCAGGCACCATGGCATTCTTCTTACGTGGCATGTTAGTTTCTCTCCGTCGTCAGTTATACTCGCCTCAGCGCGAGTCCCTCTACGCCTAGGCCCGTAGTAGGTGCCCAGCCGATCACAAGTTGGCTGAGGACTGACGGAGACGCCCAGAAAGGAGAAAAATGGGCGGCAGGTCGGACCGGCTGGACGGATGCACTATAGCATGGCGGTCTACTGATGTACATCTTTTACCTTCGTGATTTTATATGGATAGCTTTGACGGGTGGGGTTGCCCTGTATATCTTTCCTTAAGGTAATGGTAAATTCACCGGCGGGGGAGGTTTTGGAGGCCTTTAGCTTGTAGTTAATCTTGTTCTCATCCCAACCGGTAAAAGCTGCAAGGGCTGAAATACCAGTTAAAAATGTCTCATTACCATACCAAACACCGTCCTCATTTTCCTCTATATGGTACCGAACTTGTTCCCGAAGCGCCTTCCAATGGGTACCGCGAGCATCTTCTGTGGTACGCCCAATAACTACGGATAAAGGTGTTTTATCCTCAAAGTGTAGCTGTAGCTGCTCAATTTCTTTAAGAATTTTGGGCCTGTCAAGAAGTTTTACATGCTGGATAATTGACATAACATTTTGAAATAATTGCATTTGTTCCTTAGTTTGTGGCATTGAGGTCTCCTTGTACTTAGGTCTAGGGGCGTGGGACTTGGGGCTGAGGGGGGTTCGCTACACAATTACAATACTACACCCTCCCCTATTCTTATTATATCTTATTCTTTTTCCTTTATATAATAATTATGTCTTTTTTTTTCTCTTAAAGGAGAATAGGAAAATAGTGTAGCGTAGCGAGCGAGGTGTAGCGGACGCTGTAGCGCTTTATTTCACCCCCATTAGAACAAAAACCGGCCAAAGCCGGTTGGGGGCTAGAAATCTCCGCATTCATTTCTCACCCTCCCGTCTTTACATATTGGCCGTGCTTCTTGGTGTATTCTTGCCCTAAGCCAATTCCGAGTTTCCCCAGCCCAGGGCCAAAGTGAAAGCACTTAACGCACATTATGGCCCAATAACCAAATGAGGTTTTGGCATCATAAAATTTAAGGCCTACATTATCTTCCCCACAAGTAACACAGCTACCTGGTACAGGCCCTACCCAAACTACCCTATTCTTTGCCATGATGATTTTCTCCGGTTGAGGACGAATTTGTCCAAGAAAGCTCAATACCAATCTTCTCCAAATATCTTTTCCCCCATATAATAGAGTTGAGACCACTCATTAGTGTCTGCATTACAATCGGAGGGGTTTTCTTTTATATGGGTATCTAAAAATTTAAGCCTTGCAATTAATTCTAATTTGAGTTGCGCTTGGGTTTGTAAATGAGCTTCGAGTTTATTAACTAATGTGGTTTGTGCCATGATTTTCTCCGGTTGAGGACGAGTTTGTTCAAGAAAGCTCCGCAGAGCTTTCCAAGAAAAACTCAAAACCCAAGTGTTTTCTTAAAAAATCGTTGTTCGTCATCATAAAATGATGAAGGCGAAATTTTTCGTTTATTTAAACTGCGGTTTAATTTCTTTACACGATTAACTGTTGCACGTAATTTATGATCGTTTAAACGTTTTATGATCTTCTCCGGTTGAGGACGAATTTGTCCAAGAAAGGTCTAATGACCTTTCCAAGAAAAACTCAGCTATTATTTAATCCAGTGAATTTGTCAAATGCGTTTATAAATTCAACAAATTCTGCCGCGCTTAATTCCATTAGGATTGATTGCAGAGAAATTTCGCGCACATCAAATTTCACTACTAATTCTTTAATCAAGTCCCATCTAATTCTGCTCATGATTTTCTCCGGTTGAGGACGAATTTGTCCAAGAAAGCTCCACAGAGCTTTCCAAGAAAAACTCAGTCTTGAGATTTTACAAACTCATCATACATATCTATGAACTCATCCATCTCCTCCGCATCTAGTTCAATTATTACTTCACGCAGTGAAACTTCATGATCATAGAATTTCTTTATCAGTTGTTCAATCAAATGGAATCTCATTTTATTCTCCAGTTAAGTTAAACACTGTTTATTCAGTGTATGAGTTCATTATATATGAGTTTCAATAAAATGTAAACAATTATTTGCATTATTTATATTTATTATTTTCTAAAATAGTATAAAAAATATTTATTATCTATTTTCTATGAAACTCCTTATATTCCCAAATCATGAGTTTAACAAAATTGAAAATGCTCTCCCCCCTCGTCCTCAGTCCCAAGACCCAAGTCTAAGACCAATGTCATGAGTACAATGTCATTATGAACATAGAACAATGTCATGTGTACTTGGGACTTGGACCAAAGTACATTGTCCTGGGTCCCAAGTACATTGTCATGTGTACGAAATTCGCAGGGCTAGGGGCCTGGGCCGGCGGGGCCGGGGGTGTTGAGGACCGGGGGCGTAGAACTAGGTACCAGCATCAAAAATGTACGCGAACCATTTTTGGAATATGACAATGTCCTACGCACCAAGAACTGAGTGCCAAATTCTCAACATCAAAGGAACTAAAATGCCGGGCCACACAAACTTCAAGCACCAAACGTACAAAGCTGTATCATCGCCCACAAAGCAAGCTCTGAACAATCTCAGAATGAAAATAGTGCTGGCCATAGCGTCACTGTTCGGAGTTGATGTTAAAATACGTGAGGCCTGGCTGTTCGCGAAAGTGTACGGTTGGGATTTTCCAGAAACCAAATCAAAAGGAGCTTCAAATGCGTCTTAAGCCCATGGGCGATCGTCTGGTCGTCTCCCGCACAGTAAAGGATACAGTCTCGGCAGGTGGAATCGTGCTGGCCCATGCCACCGATATCAAGCCGTTCGAAGGGGTTGTCATTGCAATAGGCCCCAATGTCAAAGCCCTGAGACCCGGGAACCTGGTTGCCTTCGGGCGCCATGCCGGTCAACAGGTGGAAATCGATGGGGACCCGGTGGTGCTCCTTCGGGAAGACGAGGTTTTGGGTGTACTTTAAACAAATCTTGTGATATAAGACTCCAATGGCACTTATGTCGAATCCGCCGGGGCCCAAAAGAGGACGAGGGCGCCCCCGTACTAAGAACCTTCTACCTGGCGAGGTTGCCCCCGCCCCAAAGCCACCTAAGAAAACCGGGTTTGGCTTTGGGGGCAGTACCCCGGACGTCGGAGGAGGAACCGGGAAGAACCAGCGGTGGAAAGATACCCTGACAAGGGTAATGCTGGAAAATAACGGGTATAAACTTCGCCGTTTGGCAGAGGCCCTTGTGAAAAAGGGCTTAGATGGCGATGTAACGGCTTTGAAGGAGATCGGAGACCGCATGGACGGTAAATCGGTCGCCCAGGTTGCCGCGGTAGTGGATGCAAGGGTGATTATTTCGACAAAGGATGAAAGATTGTGAGAATAAGGGACACCTGGGATGACTGACGTGGCCCAGGACGCGACTGGAGGTGCAGTTAAAGCATTTGTGCCTACGGTAAAACAGGACGAAGCCCTGGACCTCCTGGGAAGTGAGGCCATGTATCTGTTCCTGTATGGTGGGTCCCGCTCCGGCAAAACGTTTATTTGGATTTACGCGATGTGTATGAGGGCAGTTAAAGCCCCGGGGTCCAGGCACTGCGCCCTACGGTTTCGGTCCAATGCCATCAAGCAGTCGATCGTGATGGATACGTTCCCAAAAGTCATGCAATTATGCTTCCCGGCGGTTAAGTACCAAATCAACCACGCAGACATGTTTGCCCGATTGGCCAATAAATCCGAGATTTGGTTCGGAGGCTTGGATGACAAGGAGCGGGTCGAGAAGATTCTCGGAAACGAGTACGCCACGATCGGGTTCAATGAAGTTTCTCAAATTCCCTACCAATCAATCCTGATGGCCCTTACTCGGTTGGCCCAAAAATGCTCCCAGGTGGTGAATGGTGTCACAAGGGAAATGCCATTGAAGGCATACTTTGATGCGAACCCGCCCACCAAAGGCCATTGGAGTTACAAGGCATTTAAACTGAAGCAGGACCCCATAACCGGGATGCCGATCAAAAACGGGCACTTATATGCTTCAATGCAGATGAACCCGCATGACAACCACGCGAACTTGAATCCGGCGTACCTGGATCAACTCGAGGCAATGCCCGAGCACATGAAGCGCCGGTTTCTTTATGGAGAGTTTGGCGATGATAATCCTTTTGCTATTTTTTCTGAGCTCTCCATGGATACCTGGAGGCACACAGGTGATGTTCCTCTCCCAGATATGGTTCGGCTTGTCGTCGCCGTCGATCCCTCCGGGTCCAACGATGAGGATACTACGACTAATGACGCCGTCGGGATCGTCGTCGCCGGACTAGGTACCAATGGTATTGGGTACCTGCTCGAGGACTTGACGGTCAAGGCAGGCCCTGCGACCTGGGGACGAGTTGCTTGTGAAGCTTTCGACCGCTGGCGAGCCGACGTTATCGTGGCAGAAACCAACTTCGGTGGTGAAATGGTGAGGTACACCATCCGCTCGATCAACCCGCGGGCCACATTCAGGAAAGTCACGGCCTCTCGGGGCAAGGTCCAAAGGGCTGAGCCCTTATCGCCTTTAGTCGAGACCGGGAAGATCAGGTTCGCCGGATACTTTCCGGAACTGGAGGAGGAGCTGCTAGGGTTTTCGACCCGGGGCTACACCGGCAACAAGTCGCCGAACCGGGCAGACGCCTTCGTCTGGGGGTTTACTGAGCTTTTCCCGTCAATCACACGCCCGTCGGTAAAGCGGGGTACAATCAGGCCCACACGGGCAATTTCCGGTTCTTCCGGCTCATGGATGGCATAGGAGACTTAAATGACGTTTGACACCAAGATCACGACCCCTCTCGCATACAAGCAGTTTAATGCAACTGCTACGGTCTCAGTTTTTAACATTTCGATCGGAGGCATTACAAGCGGCGACGGCGCCCGGTGCTTGTGGGTTCGGATTCAGGCGGAGGCCCAGGACCTGCGGTACATCGATACCGGGGCAAATCCGAGTACGACGTTCGGCATGCTGATCCCCGCGGGGACCTATCTGGATTACTACGGGCCAATAAACCGGTTGCGGTTGATCAACGGGGCTGCTGGAGCCATCTGCAACGTTACCTATTACTGCTAATGGCCACCAAAAACGAAAAACTGCTGCTTCAGGCTCTCCGCGAGTATGAAACCGCGCTCGCCGGGTCCCAAGATCAGCGCGATGAGGCTCGCGAAGACCTGTCGATCTTCGACGGCGAAGGCATCTGGGACCCACAGCTGCGCAACTCACGCATCAACGACCCCAAAGGGGCGCGTCCGTGCTTCGTTATCTCTGACCTGGGGCCTCGAGTGCGCCAGATTACGAATGACGTCAAGGAGAATAAGCCCGGCATCAAGATTCGGCCTGTGGATTCAGGCGCCGACGTCGATACCGCTGAGGTGTTCAACGGCATTATTCGTGATATTGAGCAAAACTCGATGGCGGACATCGCCTACGAGCAGGCCAACTGGTACCAGACCATTACAGGCTTGGGCTATTTTCGCGTAATTTTAGCCAAAAACAGGGTCGACGGCACGCCGGAGCTGCAGATTGCCGCCATTCCCAACCCGGAGTCAGTGCTTTTTGACGCGGGTTCACTTTGCCCCATCGGCTCAGACGCCCGGTACGTGTTTATCACTGAAGATGTGCCGAAAGCTGAGTTCGACGAGTCATATCCGGACATCGAGGCCGTCGGGTGGCCGATTGGTGATATCTCGACCATGCGGCTGGATGGCTGGGTCAGTGAAAGCCACATTCGAGTAGCTGAATGGATGCGTTTGGAAGACCAAAGCACCAATATGATCATCTGTGATGATGACGAGGAATTTCCGGAAGACGCTTACTGGGCGATGGAAGACCGGAAACCCGTGAAAGCCACTCGGAAGATCGTGAAGACGGTCTGCATGTGGCGAAAGATGATCGGCAATAAAATTCTCAAAGAAGTTGAGCTCCCGATCACCTACGTGCCTGTTCTACGGGTTCCTGGGGACAATTATATCAAAGACGGGAAGCTCGTATTTAAGGGATTGGTTCGTGACTCCCGCGACCCCGTGCGCATGGTTTCTTACATGTTCTCGAGCTACGTCGAGTCAGTGCAGGTGCAGTCGAAGACGCCTTACATTGCTGCGGCTGGCCAAACGGACACGTTCGAGCAGGATTGGAGCAACGCGAACATTGAGAACGCCGCAGTTCTGCACTACAACCCAATCGAGGATGGCTCCGGAAACCCGCTTCCGGCTCCTCAACGTCAACCCCCGCCAATGGCTTCCCAAGGTATTATTACCGGCCTGACTCTGGCGCAGCAGGCCCTTAAGGACACGTCAGGCATGGGAGCTGCGTCGCTTGGGCAAAAAGGCAACGAGGTTTCCGGTCGAGCCATTATGGCAAGGCAGCGAGAAGGCGACGTTGGCTCATACCAGTACCCGGATAACCTAGCGAAGGCCATGCGGTTGTGCGGCCGGATACTGCTGCAGTGGATTCCGAAGGTTTATTCAAACTACACGGTGGCTCGGATCATTGGGGAAGACGGCGAGTCAGACATTGCCCACTTGAATCCGAACCAGCCAGTGGCAAAGAAAACTGTGGAGGTAACCAGCCCTACTGGCCAAATTAAGTTAAGAAAGATTTACAACTTGGGCGTAGGACGCTATGATGTGGTTGCGACGGTTGGCCCATCATACTCCACCAAACGGGTGGAAGCTGCAGAGATGATGCAGGGCCTGTTCCAGCAGTCACCAGAGATGATTCAGGTACTAGGTGATATCTACTTGGGTAATACAGATATCCCGGGGGCCCAGCAGATGGCCCGGCGCTTGAAGGCAATGTTGCCGCCTCAGGTGCAGCAGGTCGATTTGGAAGAAGGCCAAGAGGATATTCCGCCAGTGTTGATGGCGCAGCTCCAGCAGTTGCAGGCCAAGGTGCAAGAAGGTCAGCAGATTGTGCAAGCCCTGGCCTCCGAGAAGGAAATGCTTGAGCAACAACTGAAGGAAAAAGAGGGTGAGATTCAGGCCAAGGTTCACGCCACCAATACCGGCCTCAGAGAGACGGAAATCAAGGCGATGACCGACGTCGAGGTCGCCACGATCAACGCGGAAAGCCGCGAGAAAATTGCGGGCTTGCAGGAGCAAGTTGGTCACATGCAGGCTATGTTGAAGCTTTTGATGGATGGTATTAACAGCACCGCCGCTGCTTCGGCGGGTCCAAAGACGGAGGCTTAAAAATGGCAGGTGAAGTAAGCGAGTCGGCGCTGACCGACGCAGCCGAGCAGGCACAGGAACAAGTTGCTGACGTTAACCCCGAAGCAACGCAGCAGGACGAGCGAACTTTTACGCAGACTGAGCTGGATGCCCAGATCACCAAAAGGTTGGCGAAAGAGCAACGCAAAAATCGCCGCCAGATGGACGAGCTGCAGGCCCAACTTAAGGCCCTGAAAGAAACTCCCCCACCTGCCGCAAAAACGGAGACGACAGAAACGGCGGCTCCAAAAAGGTCTGACTTTGATACGTATGAGGACTACCTCGAAGCTAAAACTGAATGGAAGGCCGAGCAAAAATGGGCCGAAAAGCAGAAGAAGCAAGAGGAGGCCGAAGCCAAACGACAGGAAACTGCTCGCAATGAGGCTGAACAAGGCGATCTTCGCAAGATGGCCGATAAGCGTCTGGAAGATGGCCGTAAGGCCTACCCCGACTTTGATGATGTGGTGAATACCGCCATCGAAGACGGATTGATCCCGGCAGGTTCAGAGCTGTTGCGTGGCATCATCGAGTCAGATGTTGGGCATGATCTTGCTTACTACCTGGCCCAACCTAAGAATGCGGATGAGCTGGAGGCTCTTAAAGACCTCAATCCCCGCGCTCTCAACCGGGCACTTGGAAAGCTGGAAGACAAGCTTGCCAAGGGAACCAAAAAGCCGCTGGAGACCATGGACCCTGTAAGGGCTGGTCGCCCGCAAGTGAAGCATAACGACATCTACCGGAAGGACATTGCCATGGAAGACTTCGTCCGATTGCGCAATGAACAGGAGATGAAATATAAAGGACTTAGATAATGTCAAACAATGCACTTACAATGCTGATGATTCTGCAAGAATCTCAGCGGGTTCTGGAAAACGAACTTTGCTTCGCCCGAAATGTCGTGCGCGAGTACGATGACAAATTCGCCCGCGTTGGCGCGAAGATCGGTGCCACGGTTAATCTCCGTCGGCCGGTTCGCTCTATCGTGAATGAGTCGGTCAACCTGGTCGTGCAAGACTACGTGGAAACCTACGTGCCCGTCACCCTGACGACCCAGGCTCAAGTTTCTATGTCGTTCACGTCCCAAGAGCTGACCCTCTCGATCGACGATTTCAGCGAACGCATCATCAAACCCAACTCCGCCTCGATGGCCAACAGTATCGACTTCAAGGGGCTGGGTGAATACATCAACGTCGGAAATTTCACCGGCACACCCGGCACACTGCCTACGACCGCTCTGGCCTGGTTGAACGCCGGCGCGATCCTGGATGTAACCGCCACTCCTCGTGACGGCCGCCGTCATGTGATCTTTGATCCGTTCAGCCAAGCCGGCTTGGTCGACGGTCTCAAGGGCCTGTTCAACAAAACCGACTCGATCGCTTCCCAATACGCTTCTGGCAACATGGGTGTTGGCTTGGGTTATAACAGCTTTGCGATGGACCAAAACGTTCGCCGGCATCTGCCTGGTGCGCGCGGTGGTTCACCGCTGGTCAGCGGTGCGCAAGGCGGCACGACACCCTCCGGTGCTCTGGGTACCCCTGGCGCAGATGCCACCCGCTCCTTCCCCTTAGCAACCAAGGGTTGGACCGCGGCAGTTGCGAACCGGGTCAATGCAGGTGACGTGTTTACCCTCGCCGGTGTATACATGGTCAACCCACAAAACCGGGTATCGACCGGCGTGCTGCAAACGTTCTCGGCTGTGGCGAATGCCGCGAGCGACGTTTCCGGCAATGCAACCATCAACATCGTGCCTTACCCGATCTTCAGTGGTCAATTCCAAAATGTTGCCAGCGCGTCTGGCGATATTCCGGACAACACCCCGCTGAGTTTCGTGTCCGGCGATCTATCTGGTGTAACCACCTTCCCGCAGAACATGGCCCATCACCGTGATGCGTTTACCCTGGTAACTGCCGACCTGATCATGCCCGACGGCGTGGACATGGCCGAGCGGAACAACTATAAGGGGATCAGCATGCGGGTAGTTCGCCAGTACCGCATCGGAACGGATGATCTTCCCTGCCGTCTCGACGTGCTGTATGGGTGGAAGACAATCTATCCGGAGCTCGCCATCCGAGTTACGGGTTAATTCGGCCTAGGGGCCGTTGCGGTTTAGGCCATGAATCTGCCCGGTTCATGGCCTTCTTTTTAAGAGGATAAAACATGGCTACAATGCTTCCATACGGGAATCTTTCGAAACTGGTTTCAGTTTCGTTAGTTCTCTCTCCAGCCCAGGTAAATGCCAATACCACCGCTGAGCAAACTTTTACCTGCCCTGGAGTAGTTCTTGGTCGGGATATCGTCGTCAATGTCGTCAAGCCCACGGCGCAAGCTGGCCTGGGTATTGTTGGAGCTCGTGTTTCTGCCAACAACCAAGTCGCAATTACGTTCTCAAACAACACGGGAGGGGGCATCACACCTACCGCGGCGCAAACGTACGAAGTTGTGATTGCACAGAAAGACTCTAGCCAAGGCAACTTTTCATGATTACCACCACCGGCAATAAGATTGTGCTCGAGCCCGTGCTCGAAGCCCCGTCAGCTTTGCTGGTGGTCCCCGCCCGGATGACTGAGTGGGGAAACGGCAAGTTGTCGATCGTAGGTAAGATCGTTGCCGTAGGCCCAAAAGTCACCGACGCGAAGGTTGGCGAGTACGCGTACCATGCCGATTCTTGCTTCGCCCCGGTGTTCGAAGATAAATACAACGTGATTCGGGAATCAGATATCATGTTCTGCTCACCTGAATTGCTTACCGCCCAGTGGATTGGGGCAAAGGAGCTGCCAGCATGAGAAGTTTTCCGTCTTACAGGTTTCATCCCGATGGCTTAATGGCCCTTATTCACTGTGAGGATGACCACAAAAGTCTTGAGGCGAATGGTTGGCAAGAAACTTTGCCGGCTAATTTTGTTGTCCCATCAGCCCCACATTTTTATAAGATCGACGAGATACCGACTACTCACAAGGTGGCTACGGAAGCTGATGCGCCTCATTTAAAGAATGTTGAAGAACCTGAATTAGGGTGGGTTGCTCAACCTGGTGAGGGATCAGAAGAGGAAAGTGACTACGCTGAAGAAGACAAGGGCCGGGAAATGATTATCAATCCGGAAGTGCAAGCCGCGGAAGACGCGGTAAAAAGCATCCCGAGAATTAAAAGAAAAACTATGGACGCCGATGAAAAGCGGCGCATTAGGGGCGAAAGACGAGCGGCACAGAATAAAAGAACCGTTATTAAAAAATTAGCCCGGAAAAAGGAAACTGAATAATGTCTGTCACCACGGCTCTAGACCTGATCAAGGGGGCACTTCGGCTCGATCGTGTATTGGGCACGGGTGACGTTCTGAGTGATGAGGATGCCCAGGTTGGGCTTGATCAACTCAACATGCTGCTTGAGTCCTGGTCACTAGACCACCTGTACATCTACGTCGAAACCCAGGTACATTTTCCTTTTGTGGCGCAGCAGGGAAAATATACTGTCGGTCCCGGAGGCGACTTCAACTTGCCCGAGCGGCCGCTTAAGATTTACTCGGCCTTTACCAGGGCCAATGGGTTCGACTACCCCATGTCGATCCTGACCGACGCGACTCAATACGACTCGATCTTGAACAAGCAGATTGTGGTCATGTACCCGTCCTATGTCTGGTACGAGCAGACCTTTCCACTTGGCACGCTCTGGTTCTATCCAGTGCCAAATGGCAATGAGGTTTATCTCAGATTTTGGCAGGGACTCTCTTCGTTCACCAGCTTGACCGACCCACTGGCCTTCCCGAAAGGTTACTCCCAGGCCATTATGTACAACCTGGCAGTGCTTCTTTCTGGGCCATTCGGGATAGAGGTACCTGCTACCGTCGTAGCTGGCGCCGCATCTTCAGTACGTCGACTTCGCCGCTACAACTTCAAGTCAACAGCCTTGACGGTCGAAGCAACGTACATGAACCGCCGGACTAACCGTTACAACATCAACAGTGATTCGCTCTACTGATGGGGACAACTAATCTCGCACCGATGCCCTTAATGGGCGTTGGGACATTTGGGAAGTCAAAGAACGTTACGGCCCAAGAACGGACCAATTTATACGTTGAGTTGACCCCCAATGACCCTGAGAAGTCCGTCATCGCGATGTATCCCACACCTGGGTTGGACCTGATGCTAACCTTTGGTTCGTCCCCCATTCGTGGCATTTATGCTGTGGGTGTGTTCCGCTATGCAGTGCACCGGAACAACTTCTACAAGATCGCTAATGACAACAGCTATACAAACATCGGCACCTTAGACACCTCGAGTGGGCGGGTGGATATTGCTGACAATGGACTCCAGATCATGATTGTCGACGGCCCCAACGGATATATCTGGGACCTTACAACGCTGACCTTTTCGAAGATCACTGATGTTGATTTTCCCGGTGCTTCGACTGTCACGTTCATGAACGGGTACTTTATCATCTCAGAGCCAGATTCAGGCCGATTCTACATCTCGGCCCCCTACGACGGGTTAACATGGAACGCTCTTGACTTTGCCACTGCTGAGTCGAATCCGGATAACCTGGTTCGAGTGCAAGCTAATAATGGGCAGTTGATACTTTATGGCGACAAAACGACGGAGTATTGGGGAGACTCGGGTGCGCAAGATTTCCCATTTGCCAGAATTGGAGCTGCTGCGATTGAGTGGGGACTTGCAGCACGTTGGTCACTTTCTAAATTCATGGATGCGATCATTTTTCTGCGGAAGAATCGTCTCGGCGCTGTGCAGGTCTGTGTTTCTGATAATGGGGTAGCTGTACCGGTCTCAACGCCCAATCTCGACTATATTTTTCAGCAATACATGGCCACCTCAGACGCAACGGGGTTCAGCTACATGGTATCTGGCCATCCAATGTATCAGATCAATTTCCCCACTGTGGGGGAGTCCTGGACATTCGATGGCATGACCAAAGAATGGCACCGCTCTAAGTCAGGAACTGGCCGTCACCGTGCTGAGATTCAGTATAACCACCAGGACTACTCTTTTGTGACAGATTACGAGGATGGCTCAATCTACCGGATCAACCCTACCTCGTTAACAGACAATGGCTCACAGGTTATTCGAGAATTTATTTCCCGCCACCAGACGCTGAATGGCAACTGGACGGTTTTTGATGAGGTCTGGGTGGAGATGGAAGCCGGCGTCGGTAAGACTACTGGGCAAGGTAGCGATCCCATAATTATGCTCCAAGTCTCAAAAGACGGCGGGCATACCTGGGGAAATGAAATCTGGGTGCCCTTCGGCAAGATCGGCGAATATCGCCGGCGAGCAGTTTGGCGCAGGCTTGGCCGGTCACGTGATTGGGTATTTAAGTTCCGGGTGACGGACCCGGTGAAGACAGTTTTTGTGGCAGCGTGGGGTCGCGGTGGCAGCTAATC